TACAGTTGTATTCAAAGAATATGCAGGAACAGATGGCGGCGGACTAAAGCCCGTCAATCTATTTACAAACCCGGGATTTGAAACAGAAGTATTTGGTGGCACACCAGCTTCACCGGCTGCCTTAGGCGATGGTAAAAGAATATTAGCTATCAATGGTAATGCGGCAAATGGTGCAACACTACCAGGCTTAGCAAACATTCGTATCTTAGGTCAAACAAAAGGCGCTCAATCTGGATCTAACAGAGGTTCGGAACTTATTTTTCAAACAACACCTGAAAATAGCACAAGTATTTCTGCGACACTAAACATTAAAGAAGGTAATGTTATTCGTATCGGTAATGACTCCTTTGATTCTGGTCATGGTATTATTGGAGCATCAGGCGGTGACTTAAAGTTAGGTGACAGATTAGATACAAACGGCAACAATATTCTTAATAGTTCAGGCGATGTTACAGTAGATGATAATCTACAAGTCAATGACAACTTAACTGTAAGCGACAACTTAACAGTAAATGGTAACACAGTATTAGGTAATGCGAATACAGATACAGCAACCGCAACTGCTAAACTTATAGCACAAAACGGTTTCAACAATACAGTATTAACAGTAGACGTAGCAAATGCACTTATAGGTTTGAGTGTCGTTCAAGCAGGAGACCAAGCAATGATATCTAACGGTAACGCTGGATCGGCTTGCATGGCCTTTAGCCCGGACGGATCATCTTGGAAGAAAATGCATTCACCAGGCGACAACATAAGTGCATCATAATGATAACAACGGCGAAAATAGAAAGGGCAAAGAAAGTGACTAAAGATACAGATACAGAGATAGCTTTATTAAAGCGTGATGTAGAAACGATTAGAGATAATCACTTAGCCCATATGAAAGACGATATAGACCGTATAGAAAGAAAAGTAGATAAGATTGACAACAGGATTTGGTGGGTATTAGGAGTACTAATATCAACACAAGTAGCTAGTATGATAGCAAATATGATTTAACACCTAACCAAGGGTAAATGGGAGGAGACACTCTATGTCAGAGGAAAAAGAGACAAAGAATAAAAAAGGTGGTAGACCTCGTAAAGAGATTGACACCGAACTTTTGTATAAGTTAGCACAGATACATTGTACTATGAAAGAAATGGTAGATATATTAGGTGTTAGTGAAGATACTCTTAAACGTAGGTTTGCGGGTATTATAGACAAAGGGAAGGCAGAAGGCAAAATGCGATTAAGACGTAAGCAAATCGAAGTCGCAATGAAAGGCAACGCTGTTATGTTGATTTGGCTTGGGAAACAGATTCTTTCTCAATCAGATACACCAATAACAGAAGAAGACAAAAACGTTCTGCCGTGGTCTGACGATGCCGCTGAATAATGCTCAACTGGCAGTTGCTAATAGTAACTGTAGATTTCGAGTACTATGTGGTGGAAGACGAGTAGGCAAAAGCTATTTGGCTGTGAGAGAACTGGCAAGATTTGCTAGACAGCCAGGTAAGAAGTGCTTGTATATCGCCCCGACATATCAAATGTGCCGGTCGATTATCTGGACTTCATTAAAAGAACGCTTGGGTAATCTTAACTGGATTGCTAGAGCAAATGAAAGTAGATTGGAGTTAGAGTTGGTAAATGGTTCAACTATTATGTTAAGATCCGGAGATGCTGGACAATCGTTAAGAGGTGGCGGATATGATTTCGTTGTCTTTGACGAAACATCCGATATTGATTCCGAGATTTATTACGAAGTTGTTAGACCGGCTCTATCAGCACAAAAGCCACCGGGCTCTGTGTTGTTCTGCGGAACGCCAAAAGGATTCAACTGGTTTAAGGGTCTATATGATTTAGGAAGAGGTCATGATCCTGACTGGGCGAGTTTTCAGTTTACTACACTGCAAGGTGGCCAAGTTCCTGAAAGTGAAATAGCGGCGGCTAAACGTGACCTCGATGAGAGAACGTTTTTACAAGAATATGAAAGTCAGTTTATGACTTATTCTGGTATAGTTGCTTACAACTTCTCAGATGACAACATAGTAAGCTGGAAGCCGCACCCAGCAAAGAACATATTGATTGGACTTGATTTCAATGTCCATCCTATGTCAGCAGTAGTTATGGTACAAAGTGAAGATAAGAAAACAGTACATGCTATAGATGAGATAGTTATATATGGGAGTAATACAAACGAAATGTGTGAAGAAATAAAAAATAGATATACCGGAAATAATATTATCGTGTTTCCAGACCCGGCTGGCGTCCAAAGAAAGACAAGTGCCAATGGTAGAACAGATATATCTATATTACAAAATCATGGGTTTAGAGTATTACATAGACCAAGACATCCTGCTGTTAAAGATAGAATAAACGCTATGAACAGTATGCTTAAAAACGCAGAAGGGGAAAGAAGATTTTTTGTAGACCCTAAGTGTAAACACTTGATAGCAAGTCTACAAAGATACGTGTATAAACAAGATACACAAATACCTGAGAAGGGAAAATGGGATCATATGTTCGATGCTACTACGTATTGTGTAGAGTATATGTATCCGGTGACTAAAAAGGTCGAAATCGATAATACAATACAAACATTTGGAGTATATTAACAATGGACTTAGATTATAAAAATCCGTTATATGATGCGTATCTAAAACGTTGGCATTATTACTCGGCAAGTTATAAAGGAGCGGAAGACTACCGTTCACATTCCTTAAAGATGCTTAGAGAGTATCTTTTCGAACACGATGCACCGGGTAATCAATATGACCAGCGACTAGAATACACAGCATTAGACAACTTATGCAAACTTACTGTAGATACATACAGAAGTTTCTTATTCAGAAGCACACCAGTAAGAACATTTGGTTACTTACAAGGCAATCCACTAATAGAACGTTTCATGTATGACGTTGACTTTGAAGGTAAAGACTTAGATGACTTTATGAAAGAAGCAAACGACATGGCAATGGTTTACGGTTCTGTTTGGATTCTAGTAACTAAAGGGTTCCAAGAAGGTGTGATTACATTAGACCAAGAGATAGCAAACGACATTAGACCGTATGCTAAAATCTTTACACCACAAAATGTGTGTGACTGGGCTTACAATCGTATGCCTAATGGGTCTGAACTACTAACTTACGTAAAAACAAAAGAATACGTATCACAACATATTACACGTTACATTGAATGGACACCTGAAGAAATCAGAACATTCGAAGTAACAATAGATGATAATGGTAACGAAGATAAAATAGAAATGACTGAACTACAAGTCAATGCGATTGGCGAAGTTCCTTTTGTTCAACTGAAAGCTAACCCTTCAGAGTTCAAAGGTATTGGTCGTTCTGATATCGGTGACGTTGCAAAGATTCAACAAGGGTTATTCAATCTTATGTCAGAAGCAGAGCAAGGTATTAGAGTATCAAATCATCCAACACTAGTTAAAACAGTAGACACAATGGCAACTGCAGGAGCAGGATCTGTTATCACTATGGATAGCAATATGCCAGCAGATTTGCGTCCTTATATATTAGAACCAAACGGAACTAACATATCAAGTATTGTTTCAATGATGGAACAACATATTCAAGCATTCTTACGTATGACACATCTTGGTGCTATCATGGCGGCTAAAGGTTTATCTATTAAGTCTGGTATCGCTCTTAGTACAGAGTTCGAAATGCTTAACACACGTTTAGCAGACAAGAGTGCCAAACTAGAACAAGCAGAGTACAACATGTGGAAACTGTTCTACAAATGGAGTTCATTAACAATGGATCCAGAGTTCAATGTACTATACAAGAAAACATTTGACTTAAGAGATGAACATGCAGACTTATCACTATTAAATCAAGCACTACAAATAGGTGTAACATCAGATACATTTACTAAAGAGATCCATAAACAGATTGCTCGTATTGTTATCGATAATGGTGATAAACTTGATGATATCATGGCAGAGATTGATGGTGGTGAGTTACAACACGATACAGTAACAGAAGAAACAAAACAACCACATATTGAAGCAATGATTATGGAAGGTATGACCGATAAACAAATGCTTGAGTTACATCCAGAACTGTCACAAGCAGATTTAGATGAAGCTAAAGCTAAACTATTGGAGAACAACTAATGGCAAAGAAACCTTATTCATATAAGAAAAAGAAAACTTCAACATATTCTTCTGGTAAAAAGAAGAAAACATATAGGAGTAAAAAATGATAAAAGCACAATATAAAGTTGGTGAGAACACTGTAGCTTGGATCAAGTTTGATATCAACGAAGATTATGAAGCAAAGATCCGTGCAGAAGCACCAGCACAGTGGGATGAATGTGTTTGGGATAATAGTTCTGTAAAGAATGAAGCACCTAAACAAAAAGAAGTGAGAAAGAAAGTCAAAGACAAGTCAAAAGCCAAGAAGATGGAAGAAGACTTAGAAGCTATGATGGAAGAAGATACCGTCGTAGATAATGATGTTTTTGACGAAGATAAATACTAAAAAGGAACACACACTTGAGAGAAACTCGACCAACGTTCTATGATTGGCGCTTTTGTCTCAAGTCACTGACAACTTGTTCTTTATGAACAACTTATAGGAGATTATAACTATGACCGAACAGAGTGTAACTTCGGGTGATGTAAATGTAACAGATACTGGTACTGACATTAATACTACATCGGAAAACAATCAAAACCAGGATGAGCGTAACTTTACACAGCAAGATGTAGACAAAATCGTTCAAGCAAGATTAGAGAAATACAAAAAGCGTTTCTCCGATATTGATTTGAATGAATATAAAAGTCTTAAGACGGCTGAGGAAGAGCGTGAAATAGAGGCGATGAAGAAACGTGAGGAGTTTGATGGAATACTATCTCAACAAAAAGACAAGTATACATCAGAAATCAACACACTTCGTACTCAACTAACCGGTCTTAAAGTAGACGGTACACTATTAGATGTTGCGGCAAAAAGAAACGCTGTATCACCTGAACAAGTATCTGCATTACTTAAAGACAAAGTAGGTTTAGATGAGACAGGTCGTCCAGTTGTATTTGACGATAAAAAGAACGTCATGTATGACCCTGAAACTGCGGAACCTAAAACTTTAGAATCCTTAGTGAATGAGTTCTTGGATAGTAATCCACACTTCATTCGTTCTGGGCCAAGTGGTGTAACAAGCGGCGGTGCTAATGGCAACGCAACTCCTACACAACAGGGTAAAGATTTAGCTTCGCTTGATTTAACAAACCCCGCCGACCGTCAACTCTACAAACAGTGGAAAGCGGAAGGCAAGATATAGTATTAAAGGAGATTAGCAATGGCTAACGAATATCTATCAGGTTTCTCACTAGAAGGTCTAGTGACACCTACAAAAGCAAGTACTATCTATACGGCTCAAGAAAACAGTCTTTTCTTATCAGGTCAGTTAGTACCAATCGTAAACGTACCTGCAGGTTCACAATCTGCTCAAGTACCACTACTATCATCTGTAACAGCAACAACTGTATCAGACGACAGTGCAAACTCTGATATCGCGGCAGCGGTTATCACAGACGCAACAACAACTATTCCAGTAAATCTATTCGCGGCACGTTCAGTGGTTCGTGACTTAGGTGGTATCGATCCAAACGAACTTGGTCGTGTACTAGGAAACGCAGTTGCAACAGCATTCGACACAGCAGTTATGACAGACATGGCGGCTAACTTGACAGCTTCAACAACTGAC